AAGATGGAAAAAGCAAGCCCTATTTCAAAAATATTTTTGTAAACGGCGGAACGGGAAACGGACGGCTGCGGTGGCAAGTGCCTTGCAATCTAAAAAAACAATGCTACACCGAAAGAAACAGTCCGAGATACAGGGAGATCACCGCCCAGAGTATTCAGCGCATGCAAATTCTGCACCGTGGTATTTTTATGCCTGCTTTTGACCGCATATTGCAACTGGCCCGCATGGAAGAGATGGACTGCGAGTTTGTGGAGGTGACCGCCCACGAGGGTGCCCGCCCTACCCATGCGGTGTGGCAGGGCCGGGTTTACCACCGCGGGGGCGCTGTGGTGCAGGACGGTGAGCGGTACGAGGATTTTGAGACCGCCACCGGTTACGGCACCGGGCCGGGCCTGTGCGGCTGGAACTGCCGCCACAACTTTTACCCGTTCTACCCCGGCGTATCTGGATGCTCTCCACCGTACGCCCGAACTGGTGCGCGGCTTTCTGGAAAAGATTCTTGCCCCCAAGCAGGAGCGCACCATGAATGTGCCACAGCAAAACCTCAAGCGTGGGCAGGATATGGAACTTTGATTTTCGGAGGATACCATTTGAACAAAAAGAAGAAGTCAAACAAATCCGGCTACCCGGATGAAGCAATCAAGACCCTTGCGCGTTGCTTTTATCCCTCCATGGTTGAGTTTTTCAACAGTGAGGAAGGCCAGCGTGAATATGAGGAATGGCTGAAAGAGCAGGAAGCTCTGCAAGCCTTGCCTGTTGCAGCATAAAAACAGCAGGACGCTCCCAGTAAAGGGAACGCCCTGCATTACATAATATTACATCTTCTCAAAACGAATTTTGGGATTTTGTGCTATCAAATATTTACAAAATGTATCCTGTCCTAAAATTTTTAAAAGGTTTTTCTCCAAAGAAAAGCGGCTATTTTCGTCAAAATAGTAAACCACTATGTTGGCATTTTCGGTTTCAAAAAATGGCAGCAAAATGTCTTTATCCGTTGGATCTAACGAATGCCCATAAATATATACGTTGAATTCCTCATCAGCCTGGCTTGAAGGAGCCCAACTGTACTCAACTCGAATTTCTTTGAACCAATTCAAAAAGTTCAAATCAGTACAATACTTATAACGCTGATAAAATTTGAATGTTTTCAAAAAATACTCATTCAAATCTGCATTGTAAAAATCACTTCCAACCCCCATGACGATGGGGGCATTTGAATCTTCGTCTAGCCTACCATGAACATAGCAAATGTTTTTTTGAGAAAGGGCAGATGCAGAACTGTACAATTTCAAAAAAGTCGGGGTATAGTTGAACGATAAAAAGTGATCAATTTTGATTTCATCTATCAAAGATATTGGCGACTTTTTAGGAAGCTCAACAGTGTTCACCCACACTATGTATTTTTTGAACAAGCTGATAAAATCGAAAATTTGTTGGATGATTGTGTCTTCTACGTGGTTAAATTCATTTCCAGCCCAAGGACCCTTTCCATTGGAATCAAGAGTCATCTGTAAAAAAGAACTTTTCGCTTTCACAACACGGCTATCCCAAAAAAGAAGTTCGTTGTATAAGCCATCATCGGCTTTTTTAGACTGTCGGCTAAGATGTTTCTCGAAATCACTTGTGTCATCAACAATCAGCCTTAGTTCGTTTTCAAAATCCACCCAACCATCTTCGCAGCGATGCTCAATATACCTGAATAAGGTGGACTTTTTCACTCTGATGAAAAGTTGATACGACTCCTTATCTATCTCATATCGTTCTCCAAGATACTGCTCGAAATCGAGTTCTTCAGAAATCTGATGAACGTAATCGGAGTATCTTGTTGGCAATCCATGTGCTAAATCAAATCCGTTGCCTACAATTAAAATATTCATTTAATCCCTCTGTGTGACTCTTTATCTTGTTTTTATTATAAAACAGCTTTCTGAAAAAATCAAACTCACATCGCTTTCTTGGACGTTCGTGTAGGAAGGAGTTGGTGCAGCGGTGATTCGATAGGTCTTGCCTGTTGCCGCATAAAAACAGCAGGACGCTCCCGGTAAAGAGGGAACGCCCTGCCTTACATAGATGTATCTCACCGAGGTGTGTCCAGTTGGGCACACCTCTTATTTTTTTGTCCTTAATCTTCTAGCCCATGGCTCCCGGCTGCATTTTTCAAATATTCCTCCGGGTCACCGTTCAGAATCAAATCGGCATAGCTCAGCGGATCATTGTAGATAAGGTAGTCCAGTTCGGTTTGCTGTGCCATAGTCACGTCCAGCGCATCCTCAACCCCGGTACAGTCGATGGAGATTTTTCTCCCATCTTGGAGAGTCAACTCCACACACCCGGTATCCATGTTAAACTTGCAGGCTCTTTCATCGTACTTCATAATCGCATCCTCCAATTCTCGTTATCGGCTTACGGTCTATGACAAGGCATCAGAGTTTTGCGTCGTCCACGGGAGCCTTCATTGTTGTACCCGAAGAAAACGAAAAATCCGAACCCTTCTCCAATCGGAAACAGGTTCGGATTTTTCTTGTTTGGTGGGCGCGGGTGGATTCGAACCACCGAAGCTGAAAGCAGCAGATTTACAGTCTGTCCCCATTGGCCACTCGGGAACACGCCCATATTCAGTTTTGCAGTCCATGGATTGCCTGTATATATTACCACCCGGATGGTAGTTTGTCAACATCTTTTGCGGAATTTTTGGATTTTTGTGCCGAAAGCAAAAACACAAAAGCAAAAGCCGCCCAGGAATCAACGTTCCTGAGCGGCTTTTTGGAGCTGGTGACAGGAGTTGAACGAGCCACCGGCATTGCATCACTGAAAAATGGAGATTTTTACACTAAAATCTGCACGTTTAGCAGTCTTTTTCTTGTACCATCCTGCACAGCCCACACACCCACAAAATCAAAAGTGTGTTAAAATGTGTGTTATTTTCCGGCGTGCAGCAGCTTCAAAAACATGCCGTTGACGGCCTGCGCGGTCTCTGTGTCCTCACCGGTCAGAGCGTGGCCGTACACGCCGAATGTGTCCATGTCCTCGCTGTGGCCTACAAGGTCTTTGACCTCACCGGCGGGCAGCTTCTTTGCCACACTGACAAAGGTGTGTCGCATCTCGTAGGCCGACACGGGCGGGATATCGTTCACCCGGCAATAGACCTGCCAGCGCTTATAGTAATAGGCTTCGCTTTTCAGGCAGAACACGCTCTCGCCGGCCCCAGTGACGGTCCGCTGCTGTTCCAGCACGGCGCGTGCCAGATCGGACAGCACAAAGGCCCGCACGGCGTTGTCGTTCTTGCCGCGCGTCTGTTCGCCCAGCACGTTCACGGCGCGGGAGATGAACACTGTGCCGCCCTTGACATCGGCCCAGCGCAGGCCCACCAGTTCACCCGGGCGCAGGCCCGTGAGCACCTGAAAGCGGTAGGCATGGATAAAATCATCATGCACCCGCTTGCCCCTATACAGGGTCGTGTCCACGCGGAACAGCGTTATCAGGGCATCCGGCTGCAACACCTTCTTGCCTTTGGGACGTGCGCCAGCTGGCACATGCAACCCTTCGGGGTGGAAGGTGGTCAGCTTCTTTGCGCGGCACCATTTACAGAATGCCCGCATATCCGCGCAGAGGGATTGCAGGGACTTCTTTGCAAGGCCGTCGCTGTAGGCATCGTTTACCACGTCCTGCAGGTCTTGCTCTGTCAGGCTGGTAATGCGCTTCCTGCCGATCGCAGGCAGTATCCGGGTGCGCCAACGGCTTTCAACGTTCCGCTGGTTGCCGGTGCCCGTGGTCTTTACCACCGTAGCATACCACTCTTGATACAGATCCTCCACCCGGCGGGCCTTGACCCCAATGCCATCATCTAACCAGCGGTCAGCCTTTGCATTGGCTTCCCGCTGCCCAGTGCGGCCCGGGGTGCTGCTGTAGAACTGTTTGCGCACTCCATCCTTCTGCACGGCAATGCGCCAGCGCTGGTATTTTTCTTCCCACTGGGCCGTGTTGGTTCGCTTGCTCATCTGGCTGCATCACTCTTTCTTTGTGCATTTTGCCCCCGGCGGCGCTCTGATCACGGCCCAATCGGAGACTATCAGCCGTCAAAATGACGAATCTCCCGTTGTCGCATTGTGCGACAGCGGTTTTATGTTGCCGAACTGTTCGGCAACATCCAGCGTTTACAGTTGTCCAACAATTGGACAACTGCCAGAGCTTGCCTCATTGTGAGACGAGCTGCCACTATCGGAGTTTTCGCATTATGCGACAACTCCCCCCTTTACCGTCGTGTTTCACGACACCCTGCCCCGATTTAGGGCAGAATCCCAAAATGGGAATGTGCCCCCGTTGCCGCACAGTGCGGCAATATAATTGTTCAACAGTTGAACCTTTAAATCCGCAACAGTTGCGGATTTAAAACTAGCAGCTGAATTTTCAGCCGCGACACGCCCACACCGGCTACAAGGCCAGTGTGGGCGTTTTATTTTTCGGCGGGTTCTTTATCGTCTGCACCGCCGGGAACACTCTGGGCGGTGTCTGCCCGGCGCTGGTAGGCGGGTATCTGGGCAAGCTCCTGCACACGCTCCACCGCCACGGTCTGGCCGTTGTCGTTCAGCGTGCGGAAGTGGGAAAGCAGCTGGCTTTCTCTTCTGTTCGTGTTGATTTCTTCCGTGACGGCTTCCGATGCAAGGTCAAAATCTGCCAGAGAATAAATAGACATTCCGAGCGCATCCGCTATCTTTTTCAGAAGCTCCAGCGTTATTCCCCTTTTTCTTTCCATCATTGATTGAAAGGTGGACGGAGGAACGCCAATAGAAATTGCCAGTTTTCGGCGGCTCATTCCGCGTTTTTCTAGTTCGCGGTCAATGTTTTCGTAAGTTTCCACAGAATCACCTCTTTGATATTACTGTATCACAATTTGAACGAAATTTCAATCACGCTATTGACAATAAACGAAAATCAGGCTATAATAGCAGCATAAACGATTTTTCGTTTACATTAAACGAAAAGAGGTGAACAGAATGAAGCTCAAAGAAAACATTGAAATCATGGCCGCACGCAAAGGCCTGCGGCTGGGCCAGTTGGCAGACAAGGCCGGTGTGAGCCGCCAGAATCTTTCTACGATCAAGGGCCGTGGCACTTGTACCGCTTTGACTGCGTGCAAGATTGCTGCCGCCCTGGGCGTGGATGTGACCGAGATCATCGAAGAGGAGGAGTAAACCATGTATCAACCATTTCACAAACTCCGCGTCCGGTTCGCAGAACTGGAAATGAAGCAGGGCGAAGTAGCCAAGCGGGCCAACATGGCCGAAAGCACCCTGACCGCCCGCATGACTGGCCGTTTGCCGTGGAAGGGCGACGAGATCGCCGCCGTGGCCAAGGTGCTGGGCATCCCCACCGACCAGATCGGCACGTTCTTCTTTGAGGACGCGCCCAAAGGTGGAAAGGGGGCTGCATGATGGAAGATTTCTGGGATCCCTACGGGGAACCGCCAGAGCCGCCGGACCACTTCGACTTCATGGAAGACTGCGAAATTGAAGATGACGGCTTGCCGCCCGTGGAGAACCTGCAGACGGCGTGTGGTCATGGCGTGCCGGAGCAAAGCCCGGCCATGATCGAGGGCGTACTGCGCAAGGGCCACAAGATGCTGCTGGCAGGCCCCAGCAAGGCGGGCAAGAGCTTTGCCCTCATCGAGCTGGCCGTGTGCATTGCAAGCGGTACACCATGGATGAACCGTTTTGAATGCAGACGTGGAAAAGTCCTGTACGTCAATCTGGAAGTTGACCCTGTATCAGCAAAACACCGGTTCCATGACGTCAGCAAGGCGCTGGAACTGCCAGAGGAAGCCGTACAGGCTATGCTGCCAAACATCGACCTTTGGAACCTGCGCGGATACTGCATCAACTGGCCGCACTTCGTTGACATCTGCTGCAGCCGCGCCCGCCGGGAACAGTATGATGTGATCATCATTGACCCGTTCTATAAACTCAATGCTGGCAGGGAAAACAATGTTTTTGACATGGTGCAGTTCTGCAACGGTCTTGACCGGATTTCAGCAGTAAACGGTGCGGCCGTCATTTACTGCCACCACCACAGCAAGGGCGATCAGGGATGGAAGAACAGCATGGACAGGGCCAGCGGCAGCGGTGTGTTTGCCCGTGACGTTGACGCACTGCTTGATATCATCGAGCTGGAACTCCCACCAGAACGGCAGCGGGCAGGCGTGACGGCGTGGCGCATCGAGGGCACATTGCGGGAGTTTCCCAGCTTTGAACCGGTGGACGTGTGGTTTAACTACCCCATCCACGTTATGGAACGATTCGACCAGGCGGACAACATTGCGCCGCACTCCCAGCTCCCTGCCTACCAGCGCGCAATGAATGCCCGCAAGCCCAAGGAGCAGAAGTTGAAGGAGCGCCGCCACCGTCTGGAAGCCGCAATAGACGTGCTGGCCGCACAGGGCGTGGAAGTTACCACAAGCAGCGTTGCCGAATATCTGGATGTTACCAACAAGACGATTCGATACATGGTGGACGAGCACCCAGACTTTGAACGCGACACCAAAACCGGCCAGATCAGGCGCGCCCATACTGTGGCCCCGCAGGAGTAAAGCAGGCCGGAAGAAAGGGCGGAAAAAAACAGGATTTCCGCTATAACTGCAAAATCTGCATTTAGGGGGGAAAAAAACAGTATTATATATAGCAAAAAAGATAGTGATAGGTAGTGTAATTGGGAATGGGGGTTAGAAAGCCCCCCATTCCAATTACTACACTACCTTGCCGCCTGTTTTTTCTCTGGAAGAAAGGCCGCACGTATCTTTCCGCAGTAACAAAAAAGAAAGCCGCTTCCCAGTGTAGCGACCGGAGAGCGGCAAAAGGGTGTGAATATGGTACCCACCATTCACGCCCCCTAGTTTAACAGAACATGGAGGATATTTCAATGCTGAAACTTGAAAAGCGTATCACCTTGCACACCTTCGATGTGGAGTACATCGACCAGCGGGAGCCGAAGCCCCGCGCCGTACACCACGAGCTTTGCGTGCTGGATGGCGGGCGCGTGTCCGCGCTGGAACGTCTGAGCCAGTCCCCTGCAAGTTGGATTTGCCAGCAGTATGCCCGGCAGGGCTTTACCGTGGGCGCTGTCCACAAGGGCGAGCGCCTGACTGCCAACGTTGACACGGCCACCCTTTGGGGCATGGCAGTGCAGCAGGCTGGCACCCAGCACAAGAGCGCCGCCCCTGACCCTGTAGACCGTAACTGCGCCCCGGCTGGCAAGTTTGTGAACCCGCTGCCCAATCTGCCGCCGGTGCCTGATTTTGCAGAAGCCGTTACCAAGTCGAAAGCCGACGCGGCCCGCCTGCATGAGATCGCGGCAGAGCTGGCCGCAAAGAGTGCACAGCTGGAAAGGAGCGCAAAGGCATGACAAGGCAAGATTACATCAACGCGATCGCTGCTCTACTGGATAAGGCCGACTATCGGAAACTGCGGCTTGTGTGGATCTACGCCAAACACCTGATTGAGAAAGAAGGTGCATCGGCATGAGCAACCACCAGACCGCCAGCGCGCTGGCATACCTGAACCCGGATTTCAGCTTTATCATGGATGATAATAGCATGGAATGCGCCGGCATCCGCGCCGGGGATATCGTGGCCTTTACCGCCTGCGACCACGCAGAAGACGGCCAGATCGTGGCCGTGCAGACGGACAGTGCCGTGCTGCTGCTTCGCCTGATCTGCAACGGTGAACTGCTGGCAGATGCGCCGCGCTCCCGGCGGGAGCATGTTATTCGCTTCGACGAGCTGCCCGGCGCGAAGATCATCGGCAAAGCCGTGGAAGTCCGGCATATTTTTGAATGGGCAAAGAAAGGAACCGACAATGAAGAGGAATGATTTGCGAGCAATGGGCTTGACCCCCGACCAGATCGACACCATCATGACCATGAACGGCGCGGACATCAACCGCGAGAAGGCAAAGGCCGGTCAGCAGACCGACAAAGAGGTGCAGCGCCTGCGGGAATCCTGCATCACCCTGCTGGAGCTGTTGGACGACCCGAAAGCCGTGCGCGGCATCCTGCTGCACGCTTCCCGCCTGTACTGTGAGCAGGAGCGCAGAAAGCCGCAGGAGGACCAGCAGTGAAGGTAAAGATAACTTACACCCCAGAGCAGGAAAACGCCGCACAGGCTGCGCTGGATGCCTTGCACGCGATGTTTCCGGCGGCAAGGGTACATGAAAGCGCAAAGAAAACCGGGGTTTCTGCCGTGTTTCTGACCGTTACAAAACCGGAAAACCCGCATAACACCAAGCAAAACAGTTGACCATCCCCCGGTGGATGTGGTATAATAAGCTGTAAGGCATAGAGTACCGCCGGGCTGACCGGTTAGCTGATAAGGCACAGGGAAAACGCTTCGGCGGTTCTCTGTGCCTATTTTTTGTGCAATTTTGCCCGGTGCTGGTGCTGATCGCAGCGCCGCCCACGTCGCAAAACTGGCAGATTGCACAACCATCACTGTAACGGCCACAGGTAACAGGCCGGGAAAGGAAATCACCATGACCGACAACAACACCCCGAACACCACCCAGCAGGCAAACACTCCGCCGGAGGGAAACGGCACCGCCGGGAAGATGTTCACCCAGGAAGAAGTAAACTCCATCGTTAAGGATCGTCTGGCACGTGAGAGGGCGAAGGGCCAGACTTCGGGCGCTACCGACAATTCCGCCGCCGAGCTGGACACCGAAAAGGCCCAGCTGGAAGCCGACCGCCAGAAGCTGCAGGACGAGCGCAACGCCTTTGAGTGTGAACGCTACTGCAAGGAAAATGGCATTGACCCCAAGCTTGTGGAGCTGATCGGCAGCAGCGACCCGGAAGAGTTCAAAGAAAAAACGGAATCTCTGTGGAGCATCTTTGCAAAGTCGCAGAAGAACCAGCCCGGCGCTGTGGCCGTAGTTTCTACCGGTGCACCGCATGGCAGCATGTCGCAGCTCAAAGAACCCGATGGAGCACAGTTTTTCAAGCCCTCAGGAACTTATTGAGAGGTTTTAGAATATGGCAATCAATCTTGTTGAAAAGTATCTCCAGCAGGTGGACGAGCTTTTCAAAAACGAATCGAAGCGCAGCCTTGTGACGAATCAGGACTACAGCTTTGACGGAGCGAACAGTGTCTGCATCTATAAAGTAGGCACCGCCGCAATGAACGACTACGACCGCGCAGGCGTCACCACTGGCAACCGCTACGGCAATCCGGAGACCCTGACCGCTGTGACCGAAACTTACACCCTGCCCAAAGACCGCAGCTTTTCTTTTGTGATCGACCGGCTGGACATGGACGAGACCGGTGCCGTGCTGGAAGCCGCTAAGTGTCTGGCCCGCCAGCAGCGTGAGGTGGTCATTCCGGAGATCGATGCATACACCTACGGCATTATGTGCACGGATGCAGGCACCAAGCCCGACGCTGTGGCCCTGACCGCTACCAACATCTATGACGAGATCTGCAAGGCCAGCGCCGCACTGGATGATGCAGAGGTGCCAGAGACCAACCGCGTTCTTGTGGTATCCCCTGACACCTACCGCATCATGAAGAAGTGCAAGGAGATCGTTCTGGAATCCGATATCGGCCAGAATCTGCGCCTGCAGGGCGTTGTCTCCAATCTGGACGGTGCCGCAGTGCAGAAGGTTCCCGCAAACCGTCTGCCCGCAAAATTTGGCTTTATGCTGTGCCACCCGCTGGCCTGCACGGCCCCTGTGAAGCTGTCCAGTGCCGTTCTGCATGATAACCCGCCGGGCGTGTCCGGCTGGCTGGTGGAGGGCCGCTACAACTACGGCGCGTTCGTCACCGACAACAAGAAAAAGGGCATCTATTATCAGGCTACCACCTGATAAGACATCATCCGGGCGCATGGGGCAACCTGTGCGCCTTTTTTTGACAGGAGGCGAACCGAACCCATGACCGCAAAAAAGCACCTTAAAATGACCAATCCGGGCGAGGTGCGCAGAGCCATGACCCGCGTTTCCAACATGGTATTGAATGGCGAGATCACCCCGCAGCAGGCAAACGCCCTGATCTACGCAGGCAATGCCGTGTTAAGCTCCATCCGGGCCGACGAACAGGAGCGGCGTTTGACCGAGCTTGAAAGAAAATTGGATGAACTGGAAGGAGTGGCAGACGATGAGTAACCGCATTAACCGGCTGGAAGCCAGGGTTCAGGCATTGAGTGCCCAGACCGCGCCCGTGGTGTTGCTGATCGAGACCGAAAACGGTTCCCAGCGCATGACGGTGAGCCAGTACAACGCCGCCGGTGGTATGCTGGCTATGCCGATCTGGAAGAACCCGGAAGCACTGAATCTGAGGGCCGCGCGGCAGCTGCTTGCAGCCGTGCCCAGCGCGGTTAAATAATTTCTTCACACGATAACACACGGGAGGAATAGACGATGGAAAAGCAGCCAAAGGCTACCGGCCAGCAGGACACAAATGCAGCTCTTGCCGCTCTGGCCGCTGCCGGAAACAGCTTTGCACTGGGCCAGCTGTGGGAGATCAACAAGGGCCTGCTGCACCGCTGGTTCTGGCAGTGGTACAGCAAGAACAAGGCCGTTGCCGATGAACACGGCCTCACGCTGGAGGACTTCGACCAAGAGGGATTCTTTGCCGTGCAGGCTGCTGCCAAAGCCTATGACCCCGAAAAAGGTTCCTTTGCGACGCTGCTGGGCTACTATGTGCAAAGCCAGATCAACAAGGCCGTGTGCGGCGAGCACAGCCGCCTTGTGACCATCGAGGACGGCAAACCGGTAAGGTTATCCGCAAACCCGCTGAACACCTGCACAAGCCTTGATGTGCCTGTGGGCGAGGATGGCAGCGGCACCGTTTTGGCGGACTTGCAGGAAGACCCGGCGGCCGCTCACGAGTTCCAGCAGGCCGAAGACGAGATCTACAACGAGGAACTTCACGCCGCGCTGGAAGAAGCCTTGAACAAGCTGACACTCAGACAGGCCGACATTATCCGGCGGCACTATTTTGGCGGGAAGTCCTTTGCCGAGATCGCGCGGGAGGATGGAACCACCTTAAACGCAGCGCGCAATCATGAAGTAAACGCCTTTATTGCCCTGCGCCAGAATCCTGCCCTTGTCCGCTGGCATGACGACATCATATCAACCAAAGCATGGACGGGCACCGGCTGGAACGCATGGAACCGCTACGGCAGTGTAGAAGAGCGCGTGACCGAGTACATCGAAAAGAAGGAAGCCGAGCGGCGGGAGTTCATAGAGCAGCGCCGCCGGGAGGATGAAGCACTGTTAGAAAAAGCTCTTGAACGGTTCAAGTGTGTTAAATAGTGTGTTATAGCAAAAGAAAAGAGCCTAGATTTCAACGAATCTAGGCTCTTTTTAATGGAGCTGGTGACAGGAGTTGAACGAGCCACCGGCATTGCATCACTGAAAAATGGAGATTTTTAC